ATAAGATCCCGGCGCCGGTAACTTAATTCATCCTGAATGGACCAAAATAAAACTGCGGTAAATAAGGGAGTTTGGGAGTTTCGTCAGCTGCGTCATCCCCGGGAACCAGCTGCATCAGTTCAGGCCGAAGCAGCGTGGACCTCCCGGGAGCTTGTGGAGTTTCAACCCCACAAATAGTTAAAGCCATACCATAAAAAGAAGCAGAAAACCGCCAATTTTATAGGTATGAGTAATGTTATTCAATCCATACTACCTTCTCTTTCTACCTGTCACATCAGGTTTGTCCAGAATACCTGGGCTTCCGCCTTCTGTCAACAGGAAATTAATGGCTGATTTCCGCCATTCTATTTCCGTGAAGCACTCCCCGGGCGCGCCCGGGGTACAGGATCGCCAAAATACAAAATCCCAGAAAACTGCCATTTATAGTGGGAGTTTGGGAGTTCGCCCACTCACCCGGGCGCCCGGTGCGCCCAGCACAAACCCCCGTTACCGATTAAAAATCGGTAATATACGGGAGTTTGGGAGTTAGAGGGGCTTCCAAGGAATTATTACAAGTGTGCCAACCCTCTTACCCCTTAATGCTCTTGCGGAGCAAATATGTTCTTCACGTGCTGTGCAAATCCTTTCTCTTGTTCTTCAGCCATCGCCGCAGCTCGTTCTGCGTTTCTGACCATTGTTGGAACAACTGAATTGTAATGCCCTAAAATGGCTTTCAATGTGTCGTTCATTTCTTCTTGATTGTCAGCAATCCTATTGAGTGCTTCACTAATTGATTGGTCTACTACCATAATATACTCTCTTTCTATTTATAAGAAATAGAGTACGGGCTTTTAACCATACAAACAGACCAAGTATACTTGCGTTTATAAATACTCTATTTCTGTTCCTATTATATCAGAAACTTATCCACAATGCAAGACATCTTTCAAATTATTTTCAGGAGGGGAAATCCCGGGCTTTATAAGAAATAGAGATGGCTGTGCCCTGAACTTGTAAACTGCGAGTACTACGAGCCAAGCGTTCATTTGTATGCATCATCTCTATTTCTATTTATAAGAAACAAAGAGCTAACATACCGTTTCCATTAGACCTTTCGGTGTGGCATTACACCTCTGTGACCGCTCTCTATTTCTGTTCCTATTATACCACGACCTTCTCCACAAAGCAAGAACTCATTTGGATTATTTTCAGGAGGGGAAATCCCGGGCGCGCCCTGGTCATCCTGTAGCCCAGTCGAGCTTCAAAATTATTCGGCGGAAATCGGGGAGTTTGGGAGTTTGGCGGAAGACGCCCGGGCGCCCGGTGCGGGCACTGGCCCCTGTCGGCCGTCCACCGAAAGTTGCGTATTAACGGGAGTTTGGGAGTTTAAGGAGTTTGTGCAGCTCCAGGGATGACATGGGCCCTTCGTACAATGCCCCGGGCACGGAGTCATAGTCCTTATCTCGGAGTTCTTGGAGTTTTGCACTTGAGAAAAGCTTTACGGTCCTACGACCGGGATCACTTACTAGAGTATAAACTGGTGCTCCTGACATCATATGAATAGTATTCCACGCCAGTTGCAGAGGTGAAACTAGCACTCTTCCAATCCCCTTTTTATTACGCCTCACAATTTTTAATTCTAAAGTAAAAAAACCTGTATCCTTATGAAACATAACACAATCCGGAAATCCAGGAGTAGCGTAGCTCTCAATCCTCGATGCTAGATAATGTTCATCACCATCTACCAATAATTTCTTTAAATTCTTCCAAAAGTTGGTCTCCGGTTTTACGGTCATACTTCCTTTTGCTCTTCACTACTCTCTTTTTCCACTTCGGTGACGTCCTTAATTCCTTCGCCATTGGATTTCTCTTCGACCGAAAGGACAGTTTGATTACCTTCTTTTTTGAATTTTCCATCTAATCCTAATTCCTTTAATTGTTTGAGAACATCATCCCTTGACATGTCATCAATGGATCCAGTTCTTATCTCTTTTCTTTCAATATACAATCCAGCAGCCTGTCCACGCAGCCTCTCGGCGTTGACAGCCGCACTGTATGATTTCTCACCTAATGCTCTCTCCCGGAGTCTTGCCAACTCCTGGACGTGCTTATTCATTTGTACTCTGTGTGTATCTGCAATCTCCTCTCTTCTCTTCATGACTGCCGCCGTGACACGGGGAAATTTCTTTATATTTAACAGTTCAGAGGCTGTGACGTGTGCACGGTCAACATTATATCCAGCCTGTCTGGCACACGCAGTTGGTGTCATTCTGCCTTCATTATCCGTATATATTTCAACAAAAACCCTTTGTTTCTCAGTCAATCCGTCATTTCCCTTTGGATATTTAAGGGACATATCCCTCTTCTTGGAAGGTATTGCCAAGGTATTGCGAGTAAGCTGTTTTTTAATCTTGTCTAACTTATTGTTTATATTGACTTTTTCAGTCATTTTGACCTCTTTTTCACTGTTTTTTACTCGATTTGTCAAGACCCGCAATACCTCCGCAATACCCTGATTCTCCATATGGGATAAGGGATAGCGGGCAACGGTATTGAAGTATTGCCGATTCCCCGGTATTTAAAAAACTTTTTTTCATTTCCCGGGCACGCGCGTAATACCAATTTTACTCCCCTTCGGAGTTATCATGATTGACCTCCAGGAATATGGTAATAACCTGACATATCCGCGCTTTTTGAGTGCATGTATGAGGGTATGTATACGACTTTTCGAACGATAGTTCAAGAGCTGTTTCATCTCCTCATAAGAGGGTGAATAGCCGTTCTGGTCTATGAAATTGGCTAAAAACCTGAGAAATTTCACCTGTTTAGGTGTCAGTCCGAACTCCTTCACCGCAATACCCCCCGCAATACCATCATCTTGTCTCCCTGTACCCCTTGGCGTTGGGGTGTGGCTTCATGTCCTCTTGAACATGGGAACTCATTTCCGAATACCCCCATTCCTCCATGGTCTCCGGAGTTATTGAATCACGCAGATCTTTTTTCATCCGCACTTCCTCATCACTGAGTGGGATCCGCACTGGAGCCTTCTCATTATACTTATATCCCGTAAGGGGGGCCCACGTGAAGAGGAGATTTGTATCCTTCCACTTTCCGTTGATGAAAGCGGAAGCCTCCTCATCAGTCTTGAACTCTTTTACGATTTTTTCCTTTAGGGTTTGTTTTTCCCATAAGTTGAATTCGTACATTTTCATACTCTTTTCCTTTATCCAAATACCAAATTTTGTTCACCCAGCTTCTGGGGATTGAACAGAATCTTCCGCCGTCCAATTCTTTCTTATCCGCACCTTCCCAGCAGATGCTGCCCATGATGACAATCTTTTCCTTGTCCTCGTGAACGATCCATCCGACGTCATAAACCTGCGCCAACTCGTGCTTAAGCACCTGGGCGATGGGCGTCCATCCGCCCTCGCCGTCCTGCGCGTCAAGCCAGTGTATCACCGCCAACCTCGCCTTACTCGGCGAAAATGTCGGCTTCTTCGCTTGTTTCCTTGATCCCGTTTTCATCCGTTGATTCCTTCTCTATGTTCCTGTGTCCGTCCGTGATGACCTGCATGATTTCCGTCGCCGTCTGCAGGCGCACCTCGTAGTCCTGGAACACGACGATCCAAAATGATGTCTGTCCACCGCTCATGGTGGTCACGTCGCCCCTCCTGAAGTTTTCCACTGTCTTGCGGTAGCCTCGGGACAGGTGTTCGAGCATTTTGGACTTGAATAGAATGTCAGATGTATGGTCCTCAAAACCCAGCTGCCACGCCGGCTTCTCCATCAACTCCGTACTGGGGTTGACCTTGCCGTCAGGCAGTTGGGATATGGTAACGATCGTCTTCGTCATTAGTTCACCTTATTCCTTTTGTTCCAATTCATGTTCACTCGGTCGTAAGTCTCCTGCACGACGGTCTCGTCAAATCCCGCCAGTGCGGCGTCCTTCTTCATCTCCTCCGTGCGCTTGATGAACTCCTCTATGATACCCAGCACGATGTGGATTCCAAGAGGCTGTCCATAAACGGTGACGGCGGAGATCTTTCCCACTAACGCGGGAAACTCTATGTCGGCATTCTCAGCCTTCCTGAGAATTTTATTTATCTCTTCGTTTACTTTTAATAATTCCTTTATCACGTATCCTTATTCCTCTCGTTGTCGCTTCCTTGCTTATCATGTGCATCATCTCCTGTCCCGGTCCGCGATGCTTCATCCACCCCATCCGCACCAACGCGTCATAATAGGGGATCTTTATCGCTACACTCTTGTACTTCGTCGTATCAACCATAGGATTCCACCGCCACGTCTCCGTCAGTGTTAATGGCCACAACGAGAACATCGGAAAGAAGTGGCCCGAAGCTCGAGCAATGCGCCTCGTTGTATGCTTTTTTATAAAGTTCCATTTGCTCATAATAATTATTAAAATAAAATTTATCTTTTACGAATTTCCAGTCAATTATTGTGCATTCACCGTCATGATCCTTGCAGTAGGCGATGAGATCGCATCTTACCTTTCTCCCATCGTCATCAGGATGAGGGAGGGTGGCTTCCACTCCAAGAATTTCATCAACGTTCTTATCCACGAATTCCATCATGAGACGGTCTACGTATTTTGAATATGCTATTAGGTCATTCATTGAGGGTAGTGAATGGTCTTTTCCCAACAGCCTGCATGCCATATGGTGATGGATGTACGCCCCCATTTCTTGTCCCTCATTTTCAAAAGGAGGATTTATTGATGGAATACGATTGGAATCTTCTCCTATCATTCCCATGTAATTTTCCCATTTTCCGTCTGGTCCACCCCATTGAATCCAATCACCTGGTGTTGTTGGCATTTCAGGCATCACGCGTTAATCCCCTTCACTGGACCGTCCAGCTTCTCATCACTGAGAATCTTATCCGCCTGCACATTGAGAAGGTTGACATATCCTCGCGGCATGTTAACCTTCAGAATGCTCGGGCCGAAAGGCTGGTAGATGTCGTACTTTATCTCCTGATCAGTCATTTACTTCCACTCGAAGTCTTCCTCATCTCAGCAGAACTTGTAAGTTTCCAAATCGATTTTTTCCTCGTCAATGATGTCATTGATCTTCTCAACGACGTCATTCTCCTTTTCGTGCAGCGCCTCCAGCTTGTCAAGTTCCTTTTTGATCTTGTCAAGCGGGCTCAGCTTCTTTTTTTTAGCTTTCGCTTTTTTCTTCACCATTTTTACCTCCTATGGTTAATTCAACTTCTCATTCATCTCTTTCTGATTTTATTCATTCTTTCAACGTCCATGATCTCATCGCGGAAGTCACCGAACCTGCAATCAGGGTCGTCGATCTCCTCGACCATGAGAATTTTCTTTCCGTCCTTGTCAACTTTCTCACTCGTGCGCGCACGAATGAATGAATTTTTCTTCAATCGAATGAATGAATTTTTCTTCAATGATTTCAGTGACTTCTTCATTTCATGTACGTCCAGAACAGCAGGATGAATCCCGCCGCTATGATGGCGATATATGTCAT